GCCAAGTGGGGAGGGACGATCAGGGAGCGTGACGAGGAGGTCTTCGTATGGACGATGTATGGACGAAGAGCCCTGCAGTTCCTGAAGAACGTGGCCCGGTACAGTGTCATCAAGCATCCCCAGATCGTGGCCCTGTTTGCCGCCTGTGCAGCAACTACTTCACCGTCCCGCGCTAGACATCTCAACACCCTGAGGAACCTGAAGCATGTCCACCCCCATTGAGTTCATGGAGACCGACGAACTGCTGCATGAACTGAAGAAGCGGTTCGATGAGATGATGTTCATCGGATTCCGGATCAAGAACAAGTCAGAGGACAACTACAGCATCTGCGTGAAGTCAACCATGCACGGATCGTTCGGTCTGATCGAGATTCTCAAGAAGGCAGCGGAAGCCCAAGCGGAGGAATGATGGCACGGAAGAAGCGGAAGAAGAGAACGACACTGCTGATCGACGGGGACATCCTCGTCTACTCGATCTGCGCGGCCACGGAATACGTTGCACGTTTCGATGACGAGACGGACGTGGCCTTCTGCAACATCGGGGAGACGCTGGAGGTCTGCGACTCGACGGTCAAGGGCTGGATGGACAAGTTGAACGCGGAGTTCTGCGTCCTGGGTTTCACGGGCAAGGACAACTTCCGCAAGACCGTCTACCCAGCCTACAAGGCCCACCGTAAGGCCTGCCGCAAGCCCTGCGGATACAAGGCCGTCAAGGAGCGCCTCGCGGAGAAGTACCCGGTCAAGGAAGAACCAGCCCTTGAGGGAGATGACATAATTGGCATCTTGCAGACAGAGGGCACATACGTCAACAGCATCATCGTCTCCAGCGACAAGGACCTGAACTCCATCCCCGGGTGGATCTGGAACCCGGACAAGGACGAGGAGCCCCGGCTGATCACTCCCGGCGAGGCCAAGCGGAACTGGCTGACCCAGACCCTGACCGGGGACAAGACCGATGGCTACCCGGGCCTTGAGGGGGTTGGCCCCGTGGGTGCCGCCAAGATCCTGAAGGAGGCGACTTGGGCCGAGGTCAAGGCCGCCTACGAGGCGCACGGATACAACGAGGACTATGCCTTGGTTCAGGCCCGATGCGCCCGGATCCTGCACCACGGCGAATACGACTGGGACACCAAGGAGGTCAAACTATGGACACCATGAACCGAACCCGCCTGCTGGCCATCCACAAGGAACTGACGGACGAGGCCCGTGCCCTGTCCGAGCGGAAGAACCACGACTACTCGGGAGGCAAGGACGATTCGCACCCGTTCCTGAACTTCACCCGGTGCGAGGCCATGGGCATCTGCAAGACCGAGGCAGGCATCATGGTGCGCCTGACCGACAAGATGTCCCGGCTGTCCACCTTCATCACCACGGGGGAGTTCAAGGTCAAGGACGAGGCTGTCAAGGACACCGTGCTGGACGTGATCAACTACGTCATCATCCTGTACGCCTACATCCAGAGCAAGAAAAATGAGCAATGAGGGCGCATCTAAGGAAGTCAAGTTGGTGGACGTGATCCCGGTCCCGAGGATTCACGACGACCTCTTGGCTTTTCTTGACCAGAACTTCCCCGAGCGTTGCCCGGACATCGACCAGCAACTGCCGGAGATCTACTTCAAGGCTGGTCAGCGTTCGGTCGTTCGCTACCTGATTCGCCTCTACGAGGAACAAAACGACAATGTGCTTTAGCGCCCCCAAGCCGCCCCCGATGCCGCCTGCGGTGCAACTTCCTCCGGCTCCGGCCATGGCCAACGTGTCTGCCCCGACGATCAAGCAGGCAGGTCCCGCCAGCCCCACCGTGATGGAGAACCCCACCCTGCGCCGCAAGGGCAAGCGTGGCCTGACGATTCCGCTGACGACTGCTCCTGGCACCAACATCCCGGGGATGTGACCCATGTCGGAAACAGCCAAGTCCCTGTACGCGCAACTTGAGACGCAGCGATTCGCCTATCTGGAGCGGGCTCGGGACTGCTCTCGGCTGACCCTTCCGCACCTGATCCCGGACGAGGGAGACAAGTCTTCCTACAAGTTCCCCACCCCTTACCAGTCGGTAGGTGCGCGTGGCGTTAACAATCTGGCTTCGGCGCTGCTGCTGTCCCTGTTGCCCCCGAACGCTCCATTCTTCCGCTTCATCATCGACCCCAAGGCCGCCAAGAATCTGGAGAGCCTGAGCCCTCGCGCCAAGAGCGAAGCGGAGCAGAGCCTGTCCGAGATGGAGCGGATGGTGATGAAGGAGATCGAGGGCCAGAGCATCCGGGTCGCCCTGTTCGAGGCCCTGAAGCAGTTGATCGTGGCCGGGAACGTCCTGATCTACCTGCCCGACGATGGCCACATGCGGGTCATGCGTCTTGATCGATATGTGGTCAAGCGATGCCCCATGGGCAAGGCCCGGAAGATCATCCTGAAGGAGAACATCTCCCCGGCAATGCTGCCTCCGGAAGCCGCCATGGTCGCCAAGGCCACGATGTCGGCCCATGAGGACACGGTGGAGATGTACACCTGCTGCCACAGCCTGCCCGAGGGCAAGGTCGAGGTCTATCAGGAGATCGGCGGGGTCGTCCTGCCTGACTCGTACTCCACCTACAACGAGGAGCGGTCTCCCTTCCTGGCCCTGCGAATGCACCGGGTGGACGGCGAGGACTACGGTCGCTCATACGTCGAGCAGTATTACGGCGACCTTGTTTCGCTCGAAAGCCTGTCCAAGAGCATCGTGGAAGCGGCTGCGGCCATGGCCAAGGTGCTGTTCCTTGTGAACCCCGTGGGCAGCACCCGGGCCCGGAAACTGGCCCAGAGCCCCAACGGTGCGATCATCGAGGGCAACGCTCAGGATGTCTCCGTCCTGCAGGTACAGAAGGCGGCGGATCTCAGCGTGGCCATGAACACGATGAACGCCATCAACGAGCGCCTGAGTTACGCCTTCCTGCTGACCGAGGCCTCCATCCGGAACGCAGAGCGGGTCACCGCCGAGGAGATCCGGCTGGTCACCCAGAGCATCGAGCGCCAGTTGGGCGGCATCTACAGCCTGCTGTCGCTGGAGTTCCAGTTGCCCCTTGTGAACCGCATCATCGACCGCCTGACCAAGGCCAAGAAGATGCCGAAACTCAACAAGGAGTACATCACCCCCACCATCGTCACCGGGATCGACGCCCTTGGCCGTGGGAACGACCTGAATCGGCTCGACATCTACCTGCAGGGAATTGCCCAGATTCTTGGACCGGGAGGCCTGCAGCAGTATATTGATTTCCGTGAGTACATGAATCGCCGTGCCGCATCTCTCGGCATCGACACGGCGGGTCTTGTGAAGACGGAAGAGCAGATCGCCCAGGAGCAGCAGATGGCAATGCAGCAGCAGATGCTGGCCATGGCAGGACCTCAAGCCGCCAAGACCATCGGCAACATTGTCGAGACCCAGCAGACCCAGCAATGACCAACCACCAGCAAGTCACCATCGTCCGAGACACGGCAGAGTCGAATAACGAAGTGGACGCCCTGAAGGCAGCCGCAGAGGCACCGCCTGAGGGAACGCCCGAGCAGGCACCGCCTGTTGACCGCCCGGGCTGGCTCCCGGAGAAGTTCAAGGCTCCCGAGGAACTCGCTCAGGCCTATGTCGAGTTGGAGAAGAAGTTCTCCACGGGCGCTACCCCCGGCTTCCAGACCGAGGTCTTCGAGCCCTTCACCAAGGAGTTCGTGGAGAACGGCGACCTCAGTGAGGAGTCGATCCAGAAGGTCGTCGGCATGGGCCTTCCCGAGCCTCTGGTTCGGGCCTACGTCGAGGGTCAGAAGGCAGTGCTTGAGTCGCAGACCACGCAGTTGATGCAGGCTGCAGGCGGGACCGAGGCCTATCAGGCAATGACCGAGTGGGCCGCAGGGAACATCCCGGAGGCCGAGATCGACGCCTTCAACGCCGTCATCGAGTCTGGCAACGTGGCTTCAATCAAGATGGCCGTGGAAGGCCTGAAGGCCCGGTACGAACGTGCCGTGGGCACCAAGGGACGCCTGCTTCAGGGAGACACCACCGGACCTGCCGGGGGTGCCTTCCGCAGCGTGGCAGAGATCGTCGCAGCAATGAAGGATCCCCGGTATGCCAAGGACCCCGCGTACCGCAAGGATGTTGAGCAGCGGGTCGCACTTTCAAACGCACTAGGAGTCCGTCAGTGACCAAGCCAAAGAACTTCAAGACCACCGCCCTTGGCGTGGCAACCATCCTTACGGCCATCTCGTCGGCAGTCATGGCCATGCTCGATGGTGATCCGGCCACGACCTTCGACATCGCCGCAGTCATCGCGGCCTGCACCGCTGGCGTGGGCCTGATCCTTGCCAAGGACGGCAGCGAGAAGGCCTGATGGGCTGGATCGAGCAGGTCGTAACTGCGATCCTCAAGTTTCTGGAACGGCTGTTATCTAAGGAAACCAATGCGGAAGACGCTGATCCAAACGCTGGCGGGATGCGTGATCGCTTCCATGCTTGGGTGCGGAAACACCGTCATCCTGGTGCCTCACGGAACTCCTGTTCAACTTGCGGAACCAGTCAAGGCCCATGTGTTCATCGTCCAGAAGGACGGGACCCGGGTCAAGTCGGCTAATCGTGTCGAGATTCCAGCCGGATGGTGGGCCGCAGACGTGCCCGAAGAACCTCCGGTTGCGCCGCAGCCCTAGGCTGCATCATCGGCGTAGGCCTCCGGAACCCTCCCAGAGAAATCTGGGGGGTTCCTTTATTTCCCTCGGCTTGAGATGGGCCGGGGAAGTGTCGCAATGTCGGCCCCTTGCGAGGGACAACCACGGCGTGGCATTCTTCCATCTGACCAACACTGTTCTCTTTCTAGGAAACAACAATGCCTGACTTCGTTCAGCCGTCCCGCATCGGACAGGCTTACAGCGGGTCTTTCGGCTCGGATGCCGATGCCCTCTTCCTCAAGGTGTTCTCCGGGGAAATCATCACCACGTTCGAGAAGTACAACGTGATGATGCCCCTTCACCGGGTTCGCACCATCGCCAGCGGCAAGTCTGCCCAGTTCCCCGTGACTGGCGTTGCCTCGGCCAAGTACCACGTCCCCGGTGAGTCGATCCTCAGCGAGGCCACGGGCACCAGCCTGTTCGCCGCAAGCGCCTCCGCTGGTTCGCCCACGACCTCGTTCGATTCGGGCAACAGCCCCGCCTCGAAGTACCTCAGCCGCTTCCGCCACAACGAGAAGACGATCTTCATCGATGACGTGCTGGTCTCCAGCGTGTTCGTCGCTGACATCGATGAGATGAAGAACCACTATGACGTGCGTTCCATCTACTCGACGGAGATCGGTCGCGCTCTGGCCTACACGGCTGACAAGAACCTGATCCGTACCGTGATCGCTGGTGCCCGTAAGACGACTGACCGCTTCGGCGGCACCTCGGCTTCGGACGGCTATCTCGGCGCTCAGGTTCAGGTCGGTTCGTCGGTCACTGGCTCCTCGCTCATCAACGGCCTGTTCACGGCTGCCCAGAAGATGGACGAGGCCAACGTGCCGAGCGAGGATCGGTTCTGCATCCTGAAGCCCAGCATGTACTACCTGCTGGTGAACAGCAACAAGGACGCCATCAACCGCGATTACAACGATCCGGGCAACGGCTCCGTGGCTGCTGGCGAAGTGATGTCGGTTGCTGGCATCCGCATCTTCAAGAGCAACCACCTTCCCACGGCGAACGAGTCTTCGTCGGCTGACGCTCTGCACGGCGCTTCGGGCATCAAGAACGATGTCACGGGCGTGGCGAACGATGGTTACTCGGGTCTCAACTATGGCGACACCGAGGGCATCGTCTTCCACCGTGAGGCTGTCGGTACGGTGAAGTTGATGGACCTCTCGCTGGAGTCGGAGTACATCATGGAGCGCCTTGGTACGCTGATGCTTGCCAAGTACGCCATGGGTCACAACATCCTCCGCGAGGAGTGCTGCTACGAACTGATCTCGACCTGATAGAGTCAGTTCTCCCCTGAAGTGAAAGGGGGGAGGTTCCAAATCAACTTGGGCCTCCCCCCTTTTGTTCGACCTTGTCTAGGATCCCAGAATGGCCCTGACCAAGACCACGAAGTTGCAGGCGATCAACGCCATGCTGTCCACCATCGGGGAACCCCCGGTCAACTCCCTGACGACCCAGAGGGCTGACTCGCTGGTGGCACAGAACATCCTTGACGAGATCTGCCGGGAAGTCCAGTCCTATGGCTGGATGTTCAACACCGACGAGAACGTCGATATGGTGCCCGAGACCTCGACCGGGTACATCTACGTCTCCGACAGCGTGGTCCGCGTGGACATGGATCCATCGTTCTACAACTACGATGTCGTGATCCGGGGCAATCGCCTGTACAACCGGAAGACGAACTCATATGTCTTCGGTGAGACCATCAAGACCACGCAGGTCTACCTGATGGACTTCGAGGAGATGCCCGAGATCGCCAAGCGGTACATCACCATCCGGTCTGCCCGTATCTTCCAAGACCGCATGGTCGGCTCCGAGAAGATCCACGGGTTCACCGTGCAAGACGAAGTCCAGGCCCTTGCCCGGATGACCGAGTACGAGAACGAGGTGGGCGACCACACGATCTTCGACAGCCCCGATGTCTGGCGCACGTTCATCCGTGAAGGCTCCTACAGGGTTTCCTGATGCTGATCACCAGTCCCATCCCGAACTTCATCGGCGGGATCAGCCAGCAGCCTCCGTCCATCCGGAACGCCAACGAGGCTCAGGACATCCTGAATGCGGTTCCTTCGCCCGTTGAGGGCCTGACCAAGAGGCCGCCCCTGCGGTATCTGGCTGGCATCGATGACTCGGGTGGAAGCCTGTATTCGGTTGGTTCAGGCGAGTCCACGTTCTTTCACCTGATCGAGCGTGACGAGAACGAGCGGTACATCCTGACGATCCTGCAGAACGGGACGCCGATCATCTACGGATTGAATGGAGTCAGGCAGACGGTCAACATTGCCTCCGGCGTATCCCTTGGGACGACTCCCGGTATCAACCGCAGGGCCATGACCATCGGGGACGTGACGTTCATCGCCAACAAGACCCAGACGGTGGCAATGACTGCCTCGACGGTCAGCCAGACTCCCACGAACTACAACCGGGCTGGTCTGGTGTGGATCCGGCAGTCGAACTACAACCGCGAACACATCGTCAAGTTGACCAGTGCTTCGGTGACCTCGACCTTCACCCACATCAGCCGTTCGGTGACCATTACCGCCGAAGGCAGCGGTGGAGTGGATGCGACCCACAACAATGTCCTGCTTGAATACGCCAGCGGGCCGACCAAGGCCCAGACCTATCCACGCGCTCAGTTGGTTGTTGTCGGAGGCAAGGTCACCAGCGTAAAGATTACTGCCGATGCGGTGGGATGGGAATCCGAGGACATCAGCGTTGTTTTGTCGGCTCCCGCAGGAACTGCCGGAAGCAACTTCAGGGTTGAAATCAAGTCCTTGAACAGCGGCGAGATCGGCACTGACCACGTTGCCAAGTCTTTGTTCGACGGCTCGTCCCAGGGCTACATCGGTCCAGTCGGAGGCATCGACGGCACGTCTCCATACACCTCCACCACGGTCAACGACAGCGTCATTTACATTTCGGCCAGTGCAGACTTTACTGCCGTGGTGGAAGACGACTTTGCCGGAGAGGGCATTGCCTTCATCCGTGACGAGGTCCAGCGATTCGAGGACCTGCCACCTACGGCTCCCCATGGCTACACCGTCAAGATCGCCGGGACTCCCGAGTCTCCCTTTGATGATTACTATGTGAAGTTCGAGGCCGATGACGGGGTGTTCTCCCGTGGTGTCTGGGTCGAGACCGTCAAGCCCGGGATCAAGTTTGAACTGGACACGTCCACGATGCCGCTGATTCTGATCCGGCAGTCTGACGGCACGTTCATGCTGAAGAAGGCCGATGGCACCACTCCGGGATCAGGCGTTCCCGTTGGAGCCGACTACAGCGCCTACAAGTGGACCAACAGGCTGGTGGGAGACGAGGAGTCGAACCCGCTTCCAACCTTTGTCGGGGACAAGATCAACGACTTGGTCTACCACCAGAGCCGACTCGGTTTCTGCTCCGGGGAGAACCTGGTACTCAGCGAGGTCTCCGAGTTCTTCAACTTCTTCCGGACCACGGTGCTGGACCTGCTGGATTCGGACCCAATCGACGTGGCCTCGTCCAACCCACGGGTGGGCAAGATCACCGCAGCGATCCCGTTCAACAAGGACCTGATCCTGTTCACTCCCTCCAGCCAGATGGTGCTGCGTGGGACCGAAGTGCTGACCCCGAAGACGATCTCCATCGTGAACGTGGCAGACTTCGACAACATGAGTTACCTGAGCAGGCCCGTGCCCACGGCCAACTCGATCTTGTTTGCCTACAGGAACGGGACCTACACGGGCATCCGGGAACTAGTGCCTAACGAGTTGCTGGACGGGTCCTATCTGGCCAACGACCTGACGAACAACGTCTCCAAGTTGATCTCTGGTACCCCCACGTCCATCACCACGACCACCCACGACAACATCGCCATGGTGGTGGCTGACGGGACAATGTACGGGTATCGGTACTTCAACACCCCGCAGGAGCGCCTGCAGTCTGCTTGGTTCCGGTTCACCACGGCTGACACGAACTCGGCCTCCAACAGCAGGATCCTGTGGGCGGCCTTCGTGGAGTCTGACCTGTATGTTGCCGTGGCCCGGTTCAGGACCTCAGGCACGTTCTGGATCACCCTTGAGGTGATGAGCCTGGGATCCAAGCCTCTGGAC